ATGCGCCGCTATCGGTGTAGCTATGGTCGCCTGGTACGCCTCTAGGCCTCAGGCAGTCGCGCAGATAATAGTCAATTAGACACGCCGAACAAATCGGACAAATTATTTAAAATGTGTCTATACTACGCACGTGGGGATATTTCAATCATTACGCCTGGTTGAGTCTGTTAGTGCGCCTCAAAGTACCCCGACGATACGCGCGCAATATAACCCGCCTGTATTTGAGCCAGACCCAAGCAGCTTATTCTTTACTCCTCAAACTTTTATCACACGGTCCGACGCTATAGCTGTGCCTTCCGTCGCACGTGCTGCAGCGTTAATCAAAGGTGTAGTAGGAACTTTACCGCTACACCTTTACCGTAAATCTACTGGCCAAGAATTAGGTAATCCAATCTGGTTAGATCAACCAGACTACAGGCAACCACGTATGGTTACTTTGGGTTGGACTGTTGACGCTTTATTCTTTTACGGCGTTGCGTATTGGGAAGTTACCGAGCTTTACGCAGACGACGGCCGGCCTAGTCGGTTCGCCTGGGTAGCTAACACACGCGTTACAGTAACTCTAAATAACACAAACACTTTAGTTAAATCTTATGCAGTTGACGGTAGCGAACGACCTAACAGCGGTATTGGTAGTTTGATTACTTTTCAAGCTATGGATGAAGGTATTTTAAATAGAGGCGGTAGAACTTTACGCGCGGCTCTGGATTTAGAAAAAGCCGCAGCTGTTGCAGCTGGTACGCCGATACCTAGCGGTTATATTCAAAACTCAGGCGCAGACTTACCAGAGGAACAAATTACCGGACTACTAGCTAGTTGGAAGTTGGCACGTACACAGCGCAGCACAGCGTATTTATCCAGCACGCTTAAGTATGAGCCAACAGCCTTTAGTCCTAAGGACATGATGTATTCGGAAGCCAAAAACGAATTAGCTACCGAAATAAGCAGGCTTTGTAACGTTCCGGCTTACCTGCTTAGTGCAGACGCCAATAACTCTATGACTTACTCCAACGTAATGGACGAGCGCAAACAGTTTGTAGATATGAGCCTACGGCCTTTTATATCTGCAATCGAGGAACGTTTATCTATGAACGATATGACTAATTCACAAAATTATGTACGCATGTCTTTAGACGATAGTTACTTACGTAGCGACGCATTAACACGCTTAGCAGTAATAGAAAAGATGTTGGCACTTAATTTAATTACAGTAGAGCAAGCGCGCGAAATGGAAGACTTAACACCTAATGGAGGTACAGCTAATGCAGTTGAACTTTAATAGCTCAATAGAAGCGACAGACCAAGAGCGTAGAATTATCGCTGGTAAAATTGTACCGTTTAATGAAATTGGGTCGACCAGTGTAGGAAAGGTTGTTTTCGAGCAAGGCTCAATAAATTACCAAACCGGCGGTAAAATTAAATTATTATTAGAACACTCAGCTACAGACCCTATTGGGTTTGCACAAAATATAAGCGAGGATACACGCGGCCTTTATGCAACCTTTAAAGTAAGTGCTACTACAAAAGGTACAGATAGTTTAATTGAAGCTAGCGAAAATCTACGCGACGGTTTGAGCGTTGGCGTAACTGTTGACGCAAGCGAGGAAAGAGGCGGCGTACTTTACGTACAATCTGCCGTCTTACGGGAAGTATCTTTGGTCCAAGCTGCAGCCTTCAAGTCGGCCGGTGTCGAATCCGTAGCCGCGAGCGAGGTAGAGCCTGAATCAGTAACAGAAAATCAAGAAACCCAACCAACCGAAAGTGAGGCGAGCGTGGACAACGCTATCCCAGCACCCGAGGTAGAAGCCGCACAACCGGTGGAAGCCTCACGACCAACAGTAACGGCACCTGCCTATACTGCACCTCGTAGCCCAATCGCTACACCAGCCGACTACCTTTTTCATAAGGTTAAAGCAACAATGGACCCAGGCAGCGAGTCTGCAATCTGGGTACGCGCAGCTGACGACTCAACCACAAACAACGCTGGACTTATTCCAACACCTCAGCTAACTACTTTGTTTAATGGCAAGTCAGATAGTTTCCGCGCAAGCATCGAAGCTATTAGCACTGCCGCCTTGCCTGCTATGGGCATGCAGCTACAAATTCCGCGCATTAAAACTGTCCCAACGGTAGCTGATACAAATGAAGGGTCAGCACCCTCAGAAACTGGCATGGAAGTAGAGTTCGTTACTGCAACTGTAAATAAGTACGCAGGACAAAACACAGCTAGCGTCGAGCTCTTTGACCGCAGCGACCCAGTATTTTTAAACGTATTGGTTCAACAAATGGCCGACGCTTACGCTTTAGCTACTAACAATTTTGTTAATACTGAGCTAATTAGTGCAGCCACATTAGACGCAACTACCGTAGCTACTTACCCAACAGCTGCAGAGCTTCTAGGTATTGTTTCACGCGGTGCAGCTAGCGTTTACTCAAACAGCAAGCGTTTTGCTCGTAATATGATCGCCTCAAGCGGACAATGGGCAAACATTATGACCCTTAACGATTCAGGAAGACCAATTTACACAGCCCAACAACCGCAAAATGCGGGTGGCGCAGTATCAGTATCAAGCCTACGCGGTAACGTTGCAGGACTTGACCTATACGTAGATTATGCAAACTCAGGCGACGGCGACGGTACCCTTTTAATCGTTAACCCAGAGTGCTTTACCTGGTATGAATCACCTCAACTACGCCTCACTACTAACATCATTAGCGAAGGTCGTATCGAGATTATGTACTACGGCTACGGTGCACTTGCCAACCTAGCTTCAGGCGGCGCATTTAAGAATAACAAGGCATAAGCCTAAAACACTAGAACCCTAGACCCTGCCCCTAGTCCGGTGGGGTTTAGGCCAAACAGTTAGGAGTAGAGCGCGTGGCTGCAACATATATAACTCAAGCTGAGCTACGCGCTTTGCTTAACATAACTGGAATTACCCTTTACACAGACGCAACAGTAGAGGAAGTCTGCCAGGCTACCGAGGACATATTAAACAAATACTTATGGTTTAACACCGCGCCTATATCTGCTACGGGTTTGTCAGCCAATGTAGCTACAATTACCACCCCTACACCTCATGGCTTTGTAACTGGCCAGCAAGTAACAGTAGCCGGCGCGGGTACTACTTTTAACGGCACTAAAACACTAACCGGCTATGACCTTTACCGTTTTACTTTTGATAAAACAGCTGCAGACCAAACTACACACTTAGTAAAACCTTACGGCTTAGCCACTGGACCTAACCACGCTACAGATTATGCAAGTGTGCCAGCGGTGCGCGAAGCTGCAGCCGCTTTAGCTACGACAATCTGGCAAGCCAGACAAGCCCCAGGTGCCAGCGTTACTACTATTGACGGCTTTATCGCCTCACCTTATCAGCTTGGAAATTCACTGATCGGCAAAGTGCGCGGCCTCATCGCCGCGTACCAGAGTCCTATGTCAATGTTAGGCTGAAAAATGCCTGCAGCCATAACTACCCTTAGGTCAACATTAGCTACAGCACTAGCTAATACGGGAGTTTGGACAGTGTTTAACCACGTCCCAGAAATTCCTTTAAGCAACTCGCTAGTTATCGCCAATGACGACCCTTTTATTTTGGTTAACAGCAACGTTAAAACTGCCATAGCCCCTACAGTACGTTTTAAATTATTTTTGTTAGTACCAGTTATGGATAACTTAGGTAGCCAGACCAAGCTAGAGGATTACTACCTGGCTGTTATGACAAAGTTAGCCGCCTCTGGTTTAACAATAAATATAACCAGTTTTAGCGCACCTGCAATACTAGAAACCCCGTCTGGAAACCTGCTTCAGAGTGAAGCCGGATTAGAAATAATAAGTAGCTGGAGTTAACTAATGGCTAATTACAAAGTAATGATAGATAACGAAATCGCCGGCGTTGGCTTAGGCGGTACCGTTACCGACACAGATTTAGAAGGGTGGGACTTACCACACTTGCTAAAAATTGGTGCTTTAGAGGAATCCTCAGTAAGCCCAACCCCTACTAAAGTAAAGGAAGT